AGATATTAAAGAAACAAAAAGGTGAGCCCGCCTCAAAAACAACTGGCTCTCCAATTTTTGTAATTTTCCAGTTCATCTGGGATTCGTCTGGCCACCAATAACTTGGTAGTGTAGCTGTTAGGGGAACGGCGCCATCCATGAAATAGTTGGGCGGACCAGAAATCCAGGTGTTAAATCCTTCCTCTGTATTTATCACCCATCCCATATTGATGGAAATCATGCCGATGATTGAAGACACCGCCTGCACCCTGCCGGACGCGGTTATCTCCCCGGAGAGAATCGCCGGAGGGGTATTTCCCCCATCCCACTGAACGACGAGTTCTTCTTCCATTTGAAGCTCCCATCCGTAAACGTTTGCCACCGTCATCGGTAGGCACTGGTAAGCGTGTTTGTTGTACGTCGCGTCCATCCAATCCCTCTTTATGCGAGACTGTTGAATCAGTGGTGGGTTCTGGTGAGTTTTTTTAAGAGTTATTTTCGTCATTGCGTGAAGGTAAAACGATTTGCTTGATTTGTGCTGATGCCGACAATCCCTGGACCATACTCGAGGGAATTGCCGTTCACGTCTTTCCCATAGCCCTGCCACCGACCATGAAACCTATCGTTGTAATCAAACATGGTTACAGCCGAATACTTTGTCCCCTTGGTGACGGGCTTCGCTGCGTGAGCGTAAATGAAAGTAGATGGAAATAGCACGATGTCGCCATATCGAGGCTTGAAAGTTATATCCAAATAGGGGAACCACAACTCTCCGCCTTCGTAGTCGTCATTCAGATACATAATAGACGAGACAGTGCAGACATACGAGAATCCATGGTCGGCGTGAACATTAAAATGCTGGCCCTGGGTGTAGCGAACATAATTTATTGCTTCCATAAAATCCATACGAATGTTGTATCTGGATTCATAGTCCTGAAGGCATGCTGTCAATCCAACGACAGTGTCGTTGTATATGTTGATGAGTTCTGAGTATTGCTCTGGACAGTTTTGAAGATGTGCCGGGCTCATCTTGCAGTCAACGCAATCCCTGTAATCCTTCATTACTTGACCATCACCGACAAGGGCCTGCATCCACGAATAGGGAGGAGTGGTGCTGTCTCCTATTGTTGCTTCTAGGCGTTCTGGAATTCTAAGGTCTTCGGTAAGTATGTTTCTATAAACCAAAAACCCAGCTTTGGGGTCACCTATGTACTCGACATCAATGTTTCTCATTGCCTCAGTATACTCCGGAGAACCACATTGCCAAACTTATTCGTTCCCCGCTAAAGACGCTATCCACATAGTGGCTATATTGTAAATGACTTGGAAATATTACACAATCCCCTGGGACTGGTTTGTATCTGTGTTTCATTGTCGGGAAAACTAGGTCCCCACCAGTGAAATCATCATTTAGGTACGCAACTGCCGAAATAAGAAAATTACTACAGCCCGTTTTTGGGGTTCCGTCAAGATTCTGACTATCTGCGTGTTCTTCGGTTGTGTTTCCAGGAATAACCTTAATGAGGGTGGCTTGGTCTAGTTCTAGGCTTAAATCAAATACTTTTTCTGCTAAACCCAAAACTCGCTCGCATATCTCATTAAATATTCCGTATGCGAAGACGTCGGACTCTAGTAAGGCGGATTTGCTGTAATAGCCGGTTGAGTGGTCATCTTCTGCAAGGTTGGGCGGCGAACCTATCTCCTTAATCGAATCAAGGAGTAGGTCAGATTCTTTCGGTTTTATAAAATTCTTTTGAATTAAAATCATTGCTTACAGCACAGTGTAAAACGATGGTGTTGTGTACCTATACCCCTTGGTAACCAAGGTGACTCCATGTAAATAATTAACGTCTCCTGGGTGAGCAATAGCCAATCCGGGTTTCGGTTTTATGGTCAAGTCGTGTTGCGGGTAATAAAGTTCTCCACCTTCAAAATCTTCATTGTAGTAAAACAGGGAATTCAAATCATAATCAACAAACGCATTGGGTTCACCATTGTTTAGTTGCTTGTCGGCATGGGGTCGCTGTTCGATTCCCGGCCTCCACTTCATGATTACTGGTGGGCGAGGAGATAGCCGTAGGTCGTAAATTCTCTCAAGTTCTAACTGCATCTTTGTGATGTATTTATCAATTATTTTAAAAACCGGCATGGAGAGTCTTTGTAGAATATCACTGCTGCATTGCCTATCATTCCAGTAATCAGCGTTATAAAGGCATGTTCCATCTTCGGCGTAAACGCTCTCTTTTGAGTTATTCCACTCGTTTATTGTCGGGCAAAAATCTTGAATGACTTTTAGGTCGTCATTATCAATGAAGTTTTCAAATATGTGGATATTTTCTAACCCATCCCCAAAATGACCGGGTTTTATTCTCCACGGGGAATTTGCATCTTCTTGCATGCGGCAACAATATCAAATTATTCTTCCAAAACAAGCCTATACAGGTAATCGTCTACTTCTGAGCGTTTTTTTATTTCTCTTACGTGGGAGATATCTGGTGTGAAACCATTTTTTTCCGAGCCATTAACCCTACTGTAGACAGTGCTGTCCAGCGTAAAACCGTGTGATTTCAACACCACACCTCGTAGCCACTCAATCGCTATACGCCTATCTTTCATAGCGAATAGATTCATCGAGTCAATTGATTCTTTTATTTTTTCTTCACTCGGCATGTCTGCTTCTATGAAGACAATATTTTTTTCGTTCTGTACATCTTCATTACTCAGCGCCACAAGAGACTTATCCACGAAGGTGATTCTGCAGAAAAGCATCTTCGACTGTATGTTTCCTGAGTTGGAAAATAGTTCATTTACTCCAAATGGGGTTATATTCCCATAAAGAAATTCGTCCATGTAGTCATTGGACATTTTTTTACCAGCGCTTATGGAAACATATGCAGCAATACTCAGATAATGTTCGACTGGCTCCCTGACCAAAGAGAACACATTCAAGTCGCCATTGCTTTCAATTATTGGATTTCTTGCAAAATGACCTGATATAAAAGGGTAGTCAAGCATCGCGTTATGGTCGTACATCAACGTTGAAACATCTGGCGAAAATACATCTGACGGAAGTCCATTGTTGGCAAATGTCTTCCACAGCGAATGACAAATTCCAAGTCCTGATGTTCGAGGTATGTGTAGATGGTAAAGACGTTTCAAATTTGCGGTTTACTCTCGGCCGTCCATGACTGCCATTTCCATGAGAATTTTACTTTTTACTGGAATCCAAAAATGAGGAGACGTATACCTAAATCCTTCCTTTACTTCCGTAACCCCATGCGCATACATATTTGTTGATGGAAAGAACACCAATGTCCCTGGATTGGGTTTTATGTGAATATTGTATTTTGGGAAAAACAATTCTCCACCCTCGTATTCATCGTTTAGATAAATAATTGAACCATAGTCAACTATGTAGTTATACGCGGGCCAACCGGCGGCAGTTTCCCCGTCGGCGTGTACGTCTTGACTTTCTCCTGGATTCCACTTTCTTATACCTGGTTTTGTTCTTTCGAGAAATCTTCCAAATTTAAATTCAACCCTTCTCTGAACCTCATCTACGTATTCTTGCATAATCGAAAAAATTTTTTTAGAGTTTTGCTCAATCATCTCTGGCGTGTGGATACTGTCAGAACCAAGTTCACTTTGCGATTGCCATTCTGTTATTGATAGACAATAATCGAGCACCTCTACCAAATGCTCTCTAGATACGAAATTCTCTATTATTACTATATTTGATGGGTCCGCAAATGGGAGTGATTCAAGTCCAATAAATTCTTGATGAAAAGCCATTCGATACCCTGCTAATCGTGGTGATGTATTTACGAATAAAAAACATGTGCACTAATTAAAAAAGAACTTCCCCAATGTCAGGTAATGCTGATTTTATTTGTTGATATGTGGACTGTTTTGATAAGATAAATGAGTTGTTTGCGATTTGCTGCACCATCATGTATCTAGGGCTTTTTTTTATATCTTGTGATAAGTCTTCTTGGGTTAACTGGTGCGAAGAAACCAACAAATTAATAGCGTAACTTTCAAACATATCGATTGTTTCTTTATCTTGTGCGTATAAGTGTTGCATATTATCTTCCTTAATCGTGTTTATTTTTGGAATTGAAAGACCACCACAATGTGCAAATTGGTTAACACAAATGTTACTCAATGTTGCCCTCACTTAAATCCAGGACCGAATGATGGAGGGAAGAACGGAGGAAAGAACGGAGGAAAGAAGGGAGGAAAGAAGGGAGGGAAGAAGGGGGGGAAGAACGGTGGGAAGAATGGAGGAAAAAATGGGGGAAAATATGGCGGGAAATACGGTGGGGCTACTGGTGTTACGGAGTTCGATGGGTTTGATGTCGAAGAACCGTAGCTATTCGATGCGGTAACAGTGAATGTATAGGCGGTTCCGTTTGCTAGTCCAGTTACTGTTATTGGAGAAGAACCTGTTCCAGTAAAGTTGCCTGGCGTTGACGTTGCTGTAAATGTTGTTGTTCCGGTTCCTGGTGTTCCCGCTGTATACGCCACTGTTGCCTGGGCATTCCCTGCGGTTGCCGTACCAATGGTCGGCTTTCCTGGTGCAATACCAATCGCAACCGAGTTTGTGGTTACGGAGTCCGAAGATACGCCGTAATTCGTTGTAGCAACAACTGTGAACGTGTATGACTGCGTAGCCGTTAGTCCTGTAACAGTTATTGGCGAAGAAGCGCCAGACACGGTTATGTTCCCCGGACTTGACGTTACGTTATAAGTAATCGTATCTTTGCCGATGTATTCGGATGGCGTAAAGGTAATAATTGCCGCTGTTCCGGTACCGTCGTTCGCTGCAGTTGCGTTGGTTACCGGTGTTGGCTTTTTCCCACCACTGTCTTTTAGTGATTCCATGATTTATGCCGAAAGGTCTCCGATGAGAACCCATGTGTCGGTTGCTCTTTTGATAAGAGTGGCGCCGGACCATTGGGCACGCATCTTCTTTCCCGGTGTTGCGTTTATCGTTACTCCAGCACCCTCTGTAAGGGTTGTTTGTCCTGCACCAGTTTGAATGATGGTTATATGTGTTCCGACCGCGAATGAGACTGTTGAATTTGGCGGCACGGTCAGAGTGTTGGCTGTTTCCACGTTCATTTCAACAATCTTGTTTCTATCGGCAAGAACCAAAGTGTAATTTGCTGCCTGAGCATTTGTTAGTGGATTCGCAAGCTTGTTTCTGCCAATTGCTGCATCGGCGTTAATATCTCCGTCAGTGATGGTGCCGTCCTCAATCATGTATGAGGTAATTACTGCCTGGTCTGTCAAAACTACGGCCGTGCCAGCGATTTTTTCTGGATTTATTTCTGCTCCGTTGGCAATGTGTGTATCGCTAATAACATCGTCATCGATAGACATAACACCGGATGACGTCATTACAATGTCTCCGGATGTTGCTGTTGCTGTTGCAACACCAGAAGCGTTATACATAACAATTTTGCCTGCGTCGCTATTGAGCAGTCTGTTCAGTGGGACAGTGTCTTCAGTAAGCGATGAGCCGGCAACTGCTCCGGCAGTGAACATTGCCGAAGGTATGGTTACAAGAACCCAACCAGAACCGTTGTAGGTCCACGTTTTCCCTGCACTTACATGCAGGTCGCCAGATTGGGCGTTTGCTGGAAAATCTATAGCCGGCACGATTACGCCTGTGCTTCGGTCCAAGATAGACGGGCGAACACGGTTGCCGTGTTGGAGCCGATATTTCTCGCAACAATATGCAGCGTGTCCGGTCCGTCTGGATAGATTCCGGTAGTGGTCAACGTTGTTCCGCCGCCAAGGACTGAGTTGCCCAGGTCTCGAACGGTGTTTAGCGGAATCTGCACACCGCCAGTGCCACCGACGAAGAATCCTCCAGTTACTTCACCACCATCTACCGTGGTGCTTGTTCCAGCGTAATCAGCGATTTGGGCGAGACTCGACGTAACCGTTGTTGGTTTTGCCCATGTCCGAGAGGCTGATGGAACTCCGTTAAGGATGGCGGTAATCAGAACGTTGTTGGTATTTGACGTCGTCGTAACGTCCAGGTTTCGAAGAACTAGCTGCATTCTATTAATTAGCTCTCTCTCTCCGAAGAAGGCAGAAGTTCCGTTGTCTGCCGAAGGGGAAACCCGAATACCGATTAGTGTTCTAGTTGCTCCAGACGGAATTGTAACGCCGGTCGTCTGGCCATAAGTAAACACCAGCGACTTGTCGTCATCAAACTCGCCGTCCATAATTGCTGACGTTCCCCAGTGGGAAATTGATGGAGCATATGTTGGGAAGGCCAGCTCTACACCGGTGTGATTTGTCGCAGAGTACGTAAATGCAAGGGCAGCATCGGTTCCCATTGGGATTGCGCTTACTGTTGGATTCGCTCCCGTTACTGCCGCGCTCAGCTTAATGTTGTTCCCCTCAATCTGCTGAATAAACGTTCCATCCGGAACATCCGTGCCGGTAATTCTCTGGCCAACCTGCAGGCCAGCATTCGAGGCAACAGTACCGTCGTTTGCCCCAGCGGCAATAGTTAGCGCCAATGATGGATTTCCTGTTTGCTGCCTAGTGAGGCCAGTGAACGTTGTTGCCGTCTTC